CATTAACACCCTTGGCAACGCCGCCATCACCGGTGCATCACTTAACTGCCCGAAGCGAACCACCGCGGCCTTCTCGGGAGATGATGGTGCGGTGCTCGGTTCCTGGCGATACCAGCCCGGCTTCCAGGCCAAGCAGTGGAAGATGGTGCCAAAGCGTCTGATCGAGTACGAATCTGTGTTCTGCGGCTACCACATTGGTGGCGAAGATATCTACATCGATCCCATCGTGGTAATGCATCGAGCTCAGAATGGTCTCGCTTTGGGCCGCAACGACCCGGAGTACTGGAACTCTATCAGCGACGCCCTTCGCGAGTTGGGCCCTCGCGTCTCCGACCACGACCAACATGTGCGCGCCACTCAACACTATCTCGACTTTGCTCGCCGCACTTTCAACATCTAAACCCTTCATCCAGGGCAGCACCAACTGCCCGACCTTGGCAAGTCTCTAAACTACCGTCCTCTCGCTTTGTAAGTCTAGTCCGGCAGTGATGCCGTAGGTACACTGGGGTGGTTCCCATCGTGTGTGCGTGGCGGGGAGTCGAGCTTACCGACGCATACCCCCCGTCAGTGACGGAAGATCATAACGGGTCAGAAAATGCGGATAAGACGTCCCTCCTTCAGCAAGAGGATCTCGTCCCGTAGCAAACCCCGAATGAGGAGCGTGGGTTATCGCCACAAAGGTCATAGCTGGGCATGACCAAACCGGACGTTATTCCGGCACTGCAACGACTGAACGCCGTCCGGTCTCATACTTTCTTTAATTCTCTGAGGCTGAAAGATACAGTCTCGCGACACCAGCGGCCATCTTTCCATCTCTCCATCTCCAATGTCTCACGCTATTCTTAGCATTCTCGAACAAGTGACCACCAATACCGAAGTGCGTATCGGCTCCACTCAAGGGCATTTCATTTCCGCGGCTCAAGTGCACGCTATTCAAGCAGAACTGGGCAACAGTCACATCCGTTCCGGAGTCAACACTCCCACCCCTCTGGAAGAAGCTCAACACAGGCTCCTCGATTTGACCGCTCAACATCGTGAGATTCTTTCTGACATCGAGAATTCGCCGAAGGATCGTCGATCTGCTCTTAACGAACTTCTTCAGCGTGCCAATTCTCAGATCGCAACTCAACGACGCATTATTAAGAAGTTGACAGAATGAACGTTCCTCTCGTTGTGCCCTCGCCTCGTCCTGTGTACGATGAG